ATAATCTTGGTTCTCCTGCAAAAATTTTAAAATTATCTAACTTATTTTGATATGTAATTCTTGGTAAAAAAGGAGAAGTTAATCCGTTTTCATTTGTAGTAAACTCTGCACTACCAATTATTTGTCTATATTGGTCATTTGAAAATCCAAGAGAAAAAGATCCTCTAATAGAGTCTAAATCTTCGGTAACAAAAGTTGATTGTGGGCTATCAACTAAACTATTCAAAAGATTATTCAAAGACTCAGTTGTATTTGATAAGTCACTTAAGTTTCTATCTCTTCTGATTCCAATTCTTTTGAATATTTTTCTTGCCATTTTACTTTTTTATATTATTTAGAATTTATAAATAACAGGTCATTATTTATCATAACTGTATGAAGCCTCAAAAAATGCTTGAAGATTTAAAAAAAGAATCTGAAATTCTTGAAAAAGATCTATCTGGTCTAGAAGAAGTATATTCAATGAAAAAAGAACAATATATTAGAATTAGGGGAGCGATAGATGCACTTTCATTACTAGAAAATAACGATGAGGAGGAAGAGTAAACTCTAACCACTTTCCAAACTGTCACAAGGGGGTTTCAGGACCCCCTTTTTGCTGTTATAATATTCCTATCGTTATGAGACAGATGATCCAACTCCGTCCTCACCAACAGACTGCTCTAGATGCTCTCGCTCAGCATTCTAAGGGTATCTGTGTGTTCCCCACTGGCGGCGGTAAGACCAACGTGGGAATCTTCGATGCTATGCGTGAGTTTCAGACTGACGCTCCTAAGACTATTGTAGTGGTTGCTCCTCGCATTCTGCTTGCCGAGCAACTCTCCAGTGAGTATCTGGAGTTCATCACTAGCGTTGCTGTGCTTCACGTTCATTCGGGTGAAACGCATCACTTCAGCACGACCAAACCCGATCAGATTCATAACTGGTGTCGTCGTGCCTACAAGCATCAACTGATTTTCACCACCTACAACTCTCTGCAGCGTCTGGTTGATGCAGATATTGAGGTGGATACTATCTACTTTGACGAGGCACACAATAGCATTCAGCGTCATTTCTTTCCTGCTGTGGAGCACTTTGCTGCCGAAGCAAAGCGTTGCTATTTCTTTACTGCTACGCCGAAGTATTCTGTGACCGTAGGTAAGGCAGGTATGAATGATGCTGAGGTATACGGTCAAATCATCGCTAAGGTTCCTGCTCCTCAACTGGTGGAGGGTGGTTATATCATTCCTCCTAAGGTCATCACTGCTCCGATGCGCCTTTCTGTCAAGGGCGAGGATATCGCTCAGCGGGACTGTGAGTATCTTCTCCAAATCATTCAGGAAAATCCCGTGGATAAAATCCTGATTTGTGCCAAGACTACCAAGAATATCATTCAACTTCTGTCTGAATCTGACTTTGCCGAACAACTGGCAGAAGAGGGTTATTCGGTGATGCACATTACTTCCAAGCACGGTGCCTTTATTGACGGGCAGAAGGTGAATCGTGAGGTGTTCTTTGACACTCTGAATGACTGGGGTAAGGATGCCGACAAGAAGTTTGTGGTTCTTCATCACAGCATTCTGGCAGAAGGCATCAATATTTCTGCTCTGGAAGCGGTTGTGTTTATGCGTTCTATGGACATCGTGGGTATCGGTCAAACGGTCGGTAGGACGCTGCGTCTTCACCCCGCAGACGCCGCTGGAATCCGCTCTGGTGCCCTTCAGGCGGGTGCTCTGGACTCCTACACCAAATCCTATGGTCTGGTGGTCTGCCCGACCTTTGACAAGGCATCCACGAGCACCGCACAGAAGGTCCAGAACGTGGTGGACATCATCTTCCAGCAGGGCGACGTTGCCGTGTCGGTTGTGCGCCGCTGACTTTTCTGCTATACTAATCACGTTACTCCAACACTCCTATGAAATACAACGTCATCTTCGTCGCTGGCAATCACCGCCTGAATGAGGAAGTCTATGCGAACAGTCCCCGTGAGGCACAGGAAGTCGTCAAGGCACGAAATCCCAATGCCCGTATCGTAAATGTCACTGCTGGTAACAATCGATGAATCTTCCTTTTATTCCTCAAGAAGGTAAACTTGATCCTGTGATGGGGGATCCGCAGGGTTATGTGACAAAGGATGGTAAATGGGCTGCGGTTCCTTGGGGAAATCAATTTATTGTGATTTGCAACGGGCAGCAGGTTCATACGTCTAAGACACTCACACTCGCTAAAGAGTACATTAAAAAGAAGGTTCAACAAACTCCAAGAAAAAGAAAGACCACTTCAAGTCTTGAGTCATATTTAACGGATTCTAAACCTGATTAAATACTAATAACATAAAAAAAATATGATAGAAGAAACTCAAATTGATAAATGGAATCGCGGTCTTACACTCTTTGAAGAAAGTGTATTGAAACCAGATTCTGAACTTCGTAATTGCGCTCATAATCAAAAGTGCTATCACGAACTGATGTATATTCGGGAACACGTATTAGAATATCTTAAAACCTTAAGAAAATGAATATCCTATACATCTATTTGCTAATATTTGGTTGCATTGCATACTTAATAATCACTGATGAAAGTATTGCAAAGTCAGTTACATTGATGTCTCAGTTAGTAAAGATTCAGTTTGAGAAAAAAAAATGGATGCTATTACACGATCCAAGAAATCCTATTGTTCGATGGAATATGTGGAGGAAAGCATATAAACTTGCAGAAGAATTGCAAAATGAAATGGAACGTAAATCCAAAACACCCAACAACGATAGCACGACTGATTAGTGAATTGGAGGGTGTTTCTTATATTTTGGATTGTTTAAATGAACCTGAAGAGTATGAATATATACAGAAAATGAAGCAAAAGTATTATAAGATCTACTTTAGAATGTTAAAAGAACAATAAATACACCATATCCAGATAATACACTTATGTTATCAACTGCTTATAGGATTCGATTAGAAGAAATTTGCAATCGTATTGCAAAACATCAAGCAGTAGGATTAGAAGATATGATCTGGGCAGAAAAACTTGCGAAAGCAAATCGTTCTGCTGCTACTATTCTTAGGCAGGCAAGAAGAAAAGCAGAAAATCCTGATATGGTTGAAGGTGATATGGATGACTTTCTCAATAAGTTAGACATTGGTGGATTAGGAAACGAAAGGCAAGGTATTTCTGGATTTGATAGTATAGATGAAATTGTAGATTGGTTTCGTCGTGATGATTTAGATAGTGAAGGTGATAACGATTGGAGACGTAGAGACTGATGAAAGTAGTATTGTATTCTAAAGAAAAATGTCTGGAATGTGATAGAGCAAGATCACTTCTGGAAAGTATTGGTGTAAGTCACTTAGAGTATAAACTTGGAAGAGATTATAATGAGAAACAATTTTGTGCTGAGTTTGGAGAACGAGCAGAATTTCCTCAGGTGGCGATTGACTATAAGCATATTGGAAGTCTTAAGGAGACGCTTCAGTATCTTAAAGAAAAGCAACTTATATGACTTGACGAATAGCAAAAAGCACTCTATAATACTCGCATATACTTTATTATTATGACCTACAAACCCTATAGTGTAGAATGGAATCGGCGGCGGTATCTTGCCGAAGCAATTCAACAATACTTTGATACTGATGCGTCTGTGGATGTTGTCCTAGATGATATTGTGAGTGTGCTTGAAGAGAATGTAGAGTATCATAAGAGTCGCGCAGAAAGATTTCAAGAAGTATTGGATGGTTTGAAATCTCTTCCATACTAATAAGTTGTGTTAAGAATTCCACACAGAACTCCTACATAGTGCTAGAATAATGAGGTCATAAAAATGAGCGAAAACTCTTCATTATGATATCCTTTGTGCGTGGAGGTATTATGCACAACTTAATTTCTTACAATCAACTTGCTTCTTGGAATCATATAAACTTAGATAAAACAATTGATAAATTTATTGAAGAAACTGAAATTATTAACGATTACTATCAGTGCTTAATTGAGTGTAGTGATAATCAGGCAGAGTGTAAACGAGTTTGTAGAGAAATATTATCCTCCTAGACCAGTTTAAAAACCGTCCACTGACCCTTGACTTTTCGAGTCAGGGGTCTTATAGTATGTTTATTGATTCCGCAAAATCCGCATTATGTACTCGGCAAAAGTTACATTGAAGTATGATTCCATTTGGGATCATAAAGGTGGTATCTATGATAATGAAATTCTTCCAGAGGAGCACTATACTTTTGAGGTTCCTGCCGAAGACCTCAATACCATCCAACTCTTTCAACTCTTTGAGAAGTTCTGTTATGCTATGGGGCATAATACTGATGGTATTGCCAAGGGTGCCGCATATGTCGCATTCAATGAAATGCGAACCACCGAAGAGATGCGTAAGACTGCCGAAGAGTATGACCTGGTTCTGGCAGAGGATTATCACAAAAAACTTGTAGAGTATGATGCTCAACAGGATGAAGAAATCAAGAAACTGGAAGCACAAGTTCGTGACCTGAAGGCAAAACTGTCCCGTGCTCAAAATCCTGATAATCCCAATTATACGGATGAAGAAATGGATGCGATGAGTGCTGAGAATACACCAACTATGAAAACTCTTAGGGATGCAGAAGTTACTTGTCACGATTGTGGTAAGAAGTATGGTGAGTATTCTGTGGGATCCTCTTCCACTTGGGTAGGTAAGTGTGATGTATGCGGTGAAACTAAAGGTGTGACTGAAACAAGAGACTATGGATACTTTGCTAAAACTCTCTATAAAGGGATGGATGAGAAATGAAAGTTACCGAACATAATCTCACAGACTGGAACTTAAGTAAAGAAGAAATCCAAAGTCTTATTCACCTTACAAAACTTGAAATTAAACGGTGTGAAGGTGACAGCACCACACAAACTTATTATGGTATAATACTGGGAAAACTTATCATTATGAGAAATGACGCCGATGAATGATACACATTATGGGTGGGTGGTGAATACTCATTATGATTGGGTTAATATGCTCG